GCGTCGTGATGCTGCCGCCGAACGACCAGCGCGAGATGGACGAGGTTCCGGCCTCGTCATCGCCATCCTCGAGCCCGACGGAGCCGATGTGGCCGGCCGCGCCGTAGCGCACGTCGCCGCTGACGAACCGCACCGCATCGGAGCCGTCCGCGTGGATGTTGATGTCGACGTTGACCTCGCGCACCGTGTAGCCCGTCTCGAGCTGCGTGCCGACCCGGGGGATGCCCTGCCATACGCTGGAGGGCGTCAGGGTGTAGCCGGAGTACGGGATCACGAACGGCACGGTGACGGGCTGCCGGTAGCGGCAGGTGACGATGCCGCGCACCTCGTCCAGCGGCTGCTCGCCACGGGAGAACTCGGGCTGCGACTGCCAGAGGTAGGCGATATCGACGAGGTCGGGAGCATCGATCAGAGACACCAGTGCCGCCTCGTGCGTCCTAGGGTCGCAATGCACCAGTGCGGGACGTGCTTCCAGCGTGACCTCGGGCTGCGCGACGGGATCGCGGGAGCCGATGAACGCCTCGTCGTAGAAGGGCGCGACGCGGCTGGCCGCCAGGACGTCCTCCTGGCGCTCGGCCCAGTCCTCCGGCTTGGCGATCAGCCGCAGCGTGATCTCGCGGCCGTCGCCGCTGACCGGCCAGCCCTCGAGGTAGCCGAGGAACCACGGGCGCGTATCGAAGACGCCGTCGAGGACGGTCGTGCACGAGATCCACGCCCACTTGCGGGTCGAGTAGACGCGGCCGCGGTTGCGGATCACGACGCTGGCGACGGCGTGGCCGCCCTGTTCCTGATCGATGTCGCAGCTCTTCACGAACTCGTCGTTGACGGCCATCGTATCGGGATCGAACGGGTCGGTGCCCGCCTCGGTCCACGCGAAGTGCCACTCGACGATCGTCGGGATCTTCGACAGGTCGGTGAGATCCATATCAGCGGCGCTCCCGATACAGGATCTGGCCGCTGTAGGCCCATCCGTCCTGATCGATGGTGCCGGAGAAGCTGTCCTGGACGATCACGTCGAAGACGTTCCGGAAGACGGTCGTCTCGACCATGTCGGCGGTTATGCCGTCCGGGAGGGTGTTGCCGCCGTCGGGCGCCGACACCTCGTCGGACCCGTCGAGCAGGACGTAGGAGAAGCTGCCAGGGACAGGATTCCAGTCCAGCTTCTGCGACAGGCGCACGTCGGGAGGCCCGCGGCGCGGCGTGACGGAGACGTCGACGAAGCCGTCCAGACGCTCCTCGAATGCCGTCTCGAGCGTGCACTGCTGACCGGTCCACATCGCCTTCTCCAGAGCCGGCGGGATGATCGCGCCGTTGATGGAGAGGCGGAACGTCCACTTGCGCCAGAACGCCGACGCGTTGCCCTCCGCATTGCCGTTCCAGTCGATGTCGAGGCCGCTGCCGCCCTCGACGGGGCTGCGTTCGATGGAGATGCTGCGATCGGCGCCGATCCCGATGGGCCGGCCGTTGATCTTGAGGAGCTGATAGGGGTCGGAGAAGTTCGCCATGCCCCTATCCTATCACCGCCCGAACGCCGCGGAAAGATTCCCGTTCGCGCCGGCCTGCTCGCGCTCCACATCGTTGATCCACGACACCATGCCGTCGCGATCGCGCGCGGAGAGGTCCGGGGACGTCTTCGACCCGATCGTGATATTGTACTTCCCACCGCCCGCGAACTGCGAGACATAGCCGGCCGCCTGCGCCTCTTCGGCGCGGGTGTCCTTGAAGTCCTGCATGGCCTTGGCCTGATCCTGGATCGGCTTGTACAGGCTGGCGATCTCGGGATTGGCGGCCCTGTAGATCTGCTGCTTCAGGCCGCCGCGCTCGGCCAGCAGATCCGTGATCGGCTGGATCCGCCTGTTCGCGATGAACTCGGCAGGCTTGCGCCCCAGGTTATCGACGAGCTGCCCTGCCGCCAGTACGAATCCCTTGAACAGGCTGACGCCGGCGTCGCGAGGCCGTCCTGCGGCGTACTCCTTGGCTGCCTGAGCGTTGAGGTCGTCCGTCGTCTTGTTCTGGCCGAGGATCTTGTCGATCCCGTAGATCGTGCCGGCCGCGATCGTCGCCGCACCCAGGACGCGGAACGCCGCCGTAGACAGGGGAACGGGGCCGCCGGGGACGGGAGGCGCGCCGCCGCCGGCACCGGCCACGCGAGCGCCGAGGATGCCGCTGACGGCACCGCCGAGCAGTCGACCGCTAGCGCCGCCGGTGACGCCGTTAAGCAGCTTCAGGCCGATGACCAGCGACGCGATCTTGCCGAAGGCCTCGTCCCCGACGAGGTTGCGGAACCCGTCGAGAATGGAGATCACCCATTCGGCCGCGCCCTTCAGCGCGTCGGCGAAGCCGCCGGCCAGGCGTATGGCCTCCGGCAGGAACCCCGTGATCTGCTCGCCGAAGCGCGCCACGGCCTGGCCGGCGTCGGCACCGGACTGCTTGTCCGGATCGGCCGTGACGATGTCGGGCGTGACCTGCCCCTTCGGCGTCCGCTGGCGCACGAGCTGCTGATACTTGAAGCCGCCGGCGAAGCCCTTGGCGAAGTTCGACACCGTCGCATAGGTCTTCCGGATGCCGTCGCTGATGCGCGTGTATGCGGCCGTGAAGGAGTCGGCGAGAGCCTCCGGACCGGCCTTCACCTCCGCACCGGAGAACAGTCCGATGAAGTCCCGGAAGTCCTTGGCCAGGCGGGTGCTGCCGCCGTTCTCGCCGAGCCGCTTCAGGAACAGGCTGGTGTTCTTCGCGACGCGCTGGATCTTCTCCAGCGCCACGTTGACCAGATAGGCCGCGTAGCTGATGCCGAACGCCAGACGCTCGGGAGCGACGCCGAACGCACCGCGCACGCCCTCCTGCACGCCGGTCAGGCGCGTGATGATCTGGTTGAGCTGGAAGCCGAGCCCGAACTGCAGCCCGTCGAACGCCCCGATGAACTCGCGGACGTAGCGCACCGTGCCAGCGAAGGTCCGACCGAGGAACTTGACCCCGGAGATCGCCACGGGGACGACGCGGTCCGACAGGAACACCATCGCGCGCGAGAAGGTCTGGATGGCGCCGGTGCCCTGACCGAAGCCGCGCCCGGAGAACGCCGTCGACAGCTGCGACCGCACGTCCCGGCCGAACCGCCGAACGATGTTGATCACGTCCGCATAGCCCCGGACGATCTGGCGGGTGTTGCGCCCGAACAGCGCGACGAAGGCCGTGTCGCCGAAGGGGAGGTTGTCCGACACGACCGCGCCGTTGCCATTCCGCACCAGCTGCAGAGCGGCGTAGACGTTGCGCGAGAAGCCGATGATCTTCTCGCCGGCTCCGCGCAGGCGGGACGTCACGGCCTCCGTGAAGCGCGCGATCGACCCGTCGTCGTTGAGGACGCGAAGCGCCTTCGTGACGGAGTTGAGCGCGTCGACGACCAGCTTCGTGCCGCCGCTGCGGCCGATGGTGACGAACGTCGTGAAGAACTGGTTCTTCAGGCGCTCGAGCGCAGCCGCAGGACGCTCGACGGAGCTGGCCGCGCTGCCGAATTCCTTGTCCAGCTGGTTGGCGAACTTCGGCAGGAAGTCCTCAGCCGTGACCTTGCCCTGCTTGAGCAGCTTGCCGAGCTCGGCCGTCGTGACGCCGATTGCGCGGGCCGCCAGGTTGAAGGCGCCGGGCATGCGGTCGCCGATCTGGCCGCGAAGCTCTTCGGCCTGGACCGTGCCCTTCGACAGGATCTGGTTGAGGGCTCTAGCGACACCCGCCTGGTCGGCGCTGGACAGGCCGAGAGCCTGCGACGCGCGCGCCAGCGAGTAGAAGATGCGCTCCGCCTCCGCGCCCTCGAGCGCGGTGCCCTTGGCGGCGATGACGAACTGCGCCAGGCCGGGGGCCAGGGCGGTGAACGACAGGCCGAGGCGGTCGACCGTCGCCGCCAGCGTGCCGATCTTCTCCCGCGCCGCGTCGGCGGACCCGGTGGCGATCTTCAGCGTGTTCTCGATCGCCGTGAAGGTATTGTCGGCGTCGAAGCTCTTCTTCAGGATCAGACCGACGCCGCCGGTGCCGAGCGCGCTGGCGGTCGCCAGGCGGGCCAGCGTCGAGATCAGCCCGCGCACGCGTCCGGCGACGCCCTCGACTGCGTTGATGCCGAAGCGGCCGAACGAGATGAATGCCGACGCGGTGGTGCGCGCAGCGGTGGCGACGAAACCGACGGCGGACACGGCCAGGCTTGCGCCCTTGCGCAGTCCTGCGAACGCCAGTTCGATCGGCTTCGTGACGATGTTGGCCAGGCCCGCGATACGCGAGACGGGGATGATGCCGCGGCCGAGGCCGCCGCCCGCGCCACCGCCGCCACCGCCTGCGCCGCCGGCACGGATCGCCGCGAGGTTCTTCAGGAGATCCTGGATCTGGGAGTTGCTGGCGACGGGGCCGAACCGCTCGAGCGATTCCCGGACCTTGTCGAGGCCGGTCGCGAACTGGTCGAGCCGCGTGCCGGAACGCGACATCGCCGAGAGGGCCTGCGCGATCGAATTGACGGCAGGGACGGCGAGAGCGAACGAGGTGAAGGCGGACTGGAAGAAGGGGTTGTGCAGAGCGGAGGCGAGCGCCTGCAGGTTCGGCGGGACCGTCTTCAGCGAGTCGCCGGCACGGCCGAGACCGCGCAGCGCCCCGCTGATCGCGGTGATCACGGGGACCGCCGCGGCGAACGAGTTGAAGGCCGCCTGGATGACCGGATTGTTGAGAACGCCAGCGACGCTGCGCAGAGCGTTGCCGAGCGTCACCAGCCCCTTGCTGGCGCCGGCCAGACGGTTGAGCGAGGTCGCGGCCTCGCGGGACGCCTTGGAGAGCGACGAGAGGTTCGTGGTACCTGCCGACAGACCGCCGGCGGTGAGCTCGGCGGAGAGGCCCTTGAGCGCGGCGCCGGCCTGCGCGATCTGGGGCGCAGCGCTGGCGAGGGTGCGGAAGGATGCTGCAGAGGTCCGGGCGGCGCGGCCTGCCGCCTGGATGCCAGGTGCGGCGGCGGCACCGGCGGCGCCCATCTGCTTGAGCCCCTTGGCCGTGTCGGCGACGCCGGCGCTGACCGCGCCGAGACGTTCGAAGCCGCGGGCGGCGGTGCTTGCGCCCTGGCCGATCTTGTTGAGGCTGCGGAGGTTCGACAGGTTGACGCTGGCGAGCTGCGACAGGGAGGTGCGGGCCGTCTTCGCCGCGCCGCTGACGGCGTCGAGCTGAGTCTTCGCCTGGCCGACCTTGTTGAGGCTGCCGAGGTTGTCGAGGCGCACGCGCGACAGCTGGTCCAGCTGCGTCTTGTAGCCGCGCGCGGCCTTGGTGACCTTCTCGAAATCTCCCGCAGCGTTGGCCGCGCCGACGCTGTTGAAGAGGATCCGCATCCTGCTATCGGCCACTGCCTAGTCCTCCTGTGCCGCCACTTCCTCCATCGTCAGCTTCCGGCCCTTGCGCCTGACGACCTTCTGCTTCGGTGCCGCCGGCTTCTCGGGCGGATCGATCTCCTGCGTCATGGGGCGGCGCTGCAGTGCGAACCGTTTCCAGTCCTTCAGCTCCGCCCCGAACGCCGTCCGCATCGCCACCGCTTCCGCCATCGCCCGCTCGTCACGCACCCGCAGGTAGCGCCACCACTTGTCCATGATCTCCGCCGGGGTCATGAACAGCGCCTTGGGGTAGCCGCCGTACATGCGGAGCTCCTCGGCGCAGTCGATATAGAACTGGTACGTGTGCTCGACCCATTCGTCCTTCAGGCCGTCGTCGTCTCCTTCGTCTCCGTCGTCCCGGTCGTCTCCACGCTTTCCGCGTCGCCGAGCTTTTCCGTCTCGATCCTCGCGGCCTCGGCTACCGCTTGCTCGAAAGACTTCTTGTAGCGCGGGTGCGACTCGAGGAAGATGTAGAGGAAGCCTTCCTCCAGCTCGGTGGGGACGATCGATCCGCAGATCGCGATCGCCTCCTCGACCTCGTCGGACGTGGGCATCTCGCGGCCGTCGTCGCGCGCGTCCTGCATCGAGATCGCCAGACCGACGACGTCGGCGTACATGCCGCGCTCGTCACCGCCGGCGAGCGGCTTGGCGCCGTTCAGCATCTGATCGATGACGTTGTGCGTGGCGGCCAGCGCGGCCCACTGCAGCGCACCGGGAAGGCGGACCTGCAGCGGCTCGCCGCCGACCAGGATCTCGTACTTGGCGTCGACTGCGACGCGCTTGCGGAGTTCCGCCAGCACGCTCGTGCGCGGCTTGGCGATCGTCTCTTCGGTCATGGGTGTCTCCAGTCAGGGGTAGAGGGGCCGGCCGGGATGACCGGCCCCTGCAGGCGGTTACGGGGTGACGGGCTCCTCGTCGTCCTCGACGTCCTCGTCGAACGCCGCGGCGACGGCCGCCAGGCTCGGCAGCGAACGGCTGCGGCCGCTCGAGAAGCCGGGGTTGCCGACGTCCGCCAGGACGCGCGCCTCGAATGCCCAGCCCGTCTCGCCGTCGTCGCCGGTGACCTCGGTGAGATCGCCGTTGACGGCCAGGCCGACATACCAGCGCTTCTCCTCGGCTTCCTGATCCTCCTGTGCGACCGTCTGCACGGTCAGATAGCCCGTGATTTCGGTGTAGGAGTTGATGGCGAACTCGGTGCCGGTGTAGGGCATGCAGTCGAAGGTACCCGACAGGCCGGTCGCGTCGAAGGTGACGTCCTGCAGGAACTCGATCTTGCCGGAAGTGCTGATGACGTGGATGTCGACACCCTCGACCAGAGCCGCCGCCTGCGCAGCGGCTCCCTTCTTCAGCGCGACGTTACCGATACCGACCTTGCCCGTATCGATGATCTGACCGCGAATCGCACTCTTGATTCCGGCGACGCCGGCGGGAAGCGGAACGGCGGTAGCGGCCTCCTGCACGTAGGCCTTCGGCGCCGCCATGTTCTTCATGGCCTCGACGATCTTGCGACGCTGGTAGCAGGTGATCGTGATGGTCGACGTGCTGTCGTCCAGCTTGCGCTTCAGCGTGATACGGACGAGGTGCTTGCGGCTCTTGATGTCCGTGAAGGTGTTCGCGGTGTTACGCGACACGTCCGCCTCGCCGATGTCCTGCTCGGCCAGATTGAACCGTGCATCCGGACCGAACGTGGTAGCGCCACGCGCGATGATTTCGGCTTCGGGCAGATCTGCGAACTCATTACTTGCCATGATGGTCCTCCTACTCAGGCTGGATCGCCACGGCCCAGTCACTGGCCTTGGCACGATGAACGATGGTGACTTCGCAGGCGGCGCGAATGACCGGGCGGCCATCGTTGTCGATCATGCGGAAGAAGGTGGTGCGACGCAGTCCGAAATCATGCGAGACGGAGCGCAGCAGCTTGCTGGTCGCAATCCTGTTGGCGAGTCCGACGTAGATGCTGGACTTGAACGCGATCGCGTCGGCGGCGGTGACCGCGACGGCCGATGCCAGGAGACTGAAGGTAGTGGTGATGCGGAGCGTGTTGCCGGCCGGGTTGCGGCCGTTGCGGACCTCCTCCGGGAAGACGTCGACGAGCTCGATCAGGATGAATCCTGCAGACTGCTTCTCGGCGATGTCGACGGCACGCTCGACCATGACCTCGCCCGCGCCGGGGATTCCAGCGGCGGCCTGTTCGAGCCCAGACGTCATGATCGACCACACATCAGCCATGTTGTATTTCTAACACAGTCCCGACCCATCCTGCAATATGCAAGGTGCGTGCCAAGCTCACGAGATATTCATGCATGGCCAGACCAGGAACAGCCCCTTGCGTGCCGGCTCGGTTGTGATCTGCCACTTGTCTCCAAGAGCATCGAAGCGATCGCCCACCACAGGCTGATCGGGGCTCTCCGGATCCGTCTTCAGCATGAAGCGCTGATAGCCGGACCGCCTCGGGCCATTATCCTCCATGCGCTCGTCGACGGCCTTCGTCTTCTGGAAGATGCCGTCGACGTAGTGCACCTCCTCGTTCCCCGGCGGGCCGTAGGACAGCTCGTACGTGCGCCCGATGGCCTCGATTGCCATCCTGGCGGCACCGGCGATCAGCGGGGAATCGATCATGGTCGTCTCCTGAAAGAAAGGCCGCCGGGATCTCTCCTGGCGGCCTCTCCCGGCCCGATGGGCCTTGTGCTCCGGGGCAGTTAGATGCCCTGGACGATGATCTTCACGGGCTGGGTGGCGACAACCGGAGCATCCGCGGCGTCGTTGCCGGCGGTCGCGTCGATCGCCACCTTCGTGACGCCCAGCTTCGCCTGGGTGGCGGAGGGGTTGCCGAGAACCACGGTTCCGTCGTTCTTGACGCAGACCTGCTGATAGGCGGCGGCATCGGCTGCAATCCCCGTGACGTTGACGACGACTTCGATGCCGGTGGCGAGGCCGGCGAACAGTTCGCCCTCGGCCGCATTGGCCTGGGGCACGAGAGCCAGATAACGGCTCATGAAGACGGGGATGCCCGACTTGACGCCGCCGGCGGGAGCCGGAAGGGTCAGGTCGCCCCAGTTGGTCGTTGCACGCATCGTAGTGGTTCCTTTCCGTCCTGTTGGCTTCGGGGGAGGCCAGAGCCTCCCCGTCGGCTGTTACGCCGCCGCGCCGACCGGGCGCTCCTGGTGACCGCGAACGATGCCGCGCTCGTTGACGATGGCGGCCGCGCGGCGCTTGAGGACGCCCCAGCTCATCGACAGCTTGTCGGTGGAGAGGATCGGGTAGACCTCCGCCTCCTCCTTGCCGCGCATCGACACCATCTTCACGACGTTCGACACGTTCGGCAGATCCTGGCCGTAGTAGTCGAGCGGATCGATGTAGTTGAGCTTGTAGACGTCGAACGTGCCGCCGTAGATGTTGTCCTTGCCGAACTCGGTCGGCGTGAAGCCGCCGGGGTTCGACAGGCGCTTGCCGACGTTCTGGAGGCCACGGCCGACCAGCAGCTGCTGGAGGCCATAGTTCAGATAGTCGCGGTCATCGCCGTTGCCGGCGGCGCGCAGGGCTGCGGCCTTCGGCTCCTGCTGCGAGGACAGCAGGTCGGTCATGATGTCGAGCGCCTCGACGTTGAGGTCGTGATCCTCCGGCATCTGCGTCAGATCCTCGACGTTGAACACCGTCGAGGACGCACCGGTGGCGCCGTCCTTGCGGAGCCCCTTCAGCAGCGCCAGCTCGGCGATCTTCTGGTCGTCGAGACGGGCGCGCTGACCCATCGCGTACGGCTTGTCCGTGAAGAAGCCGAGATCGTCGTTCTCGATCGCCTCGAGCGAGAAGGTGATGTCGCCACCCTGCTTCTTCAGACGCACGAGCGAGGTGTACTCTTCCTGCGTCATCTGCTCGAAGGTGCCGCCCTCGGGGATCTCGCGGAGGCCCGACAGCAGGCCTGCGGCGACGACGCCGACCTCGCGCCAGTCGCGGACCTTGATCTCCGAGGTCCAGAACTGGAAGTTGGTCTGCTGCACGTTCGACGCATAGCCGTCGCCCAGGACGCGCTGGAAGCCCTGCGCGAGGAACGCCGGGAAGTCGGCGGTGGTGTGCATGCCGCGCATGCGGACGGCCTTGTCGACGATGTCCTGAGCGGACATGCGCAGACGGCCATTGTGGCCGAGGAAGTCCGACCGGCGGGCGCCGCCGTTGATGAGGCATTCCATCGCGATGTCGACGATGTTCTCGCTCGCCATCTCGCGCTGGACGTCGGTCATCTCGACACCCTTCTCGCGGCCCGCGATGCGGGCGACGGCCGACATGGTAGCGACGCGGTCGGCCATGCGGCGGCTCGCGGCGTCCATGGTGCCGTCACGGGTGACGGTGATGCGACCGTTCATCTGCGGCTGCACGTCGCCGGCCTCCTCGATCTCCTTCGCCGCCTTCATCTCGGCCTCGTGGCACGCGGCCATGAACGTCTCGATCGTGGTGGCGGGATTGTCGACGGCGGCGTCGATCTCGGCCTGCGGACGCTCGAAGCGGCTGCCGAGCATGCGGATGCCGGCGTTGCGACGGGCGGTGGCGGTGGCGAGCTCGGCGATCTGCTCGGCGGTCATCGCTGCAGGGGTCGTCGGGTTCGGGTTCGCTGCGGCAGCAGCAGCGGCAGCCGCAGCAGCTGCAGCGGCCTTCTCGGCTTCGGTCATCGTAGGCTCCTGAGTTGCGGCAGCTGCCGTGGGAGGGGTTGCAGCGCGACGTGCCATCATCTTCGGCACGTCGAGAAGAATCATGTCCGGGCGATCGACGGGCACGTGGCGGAAGCCGGCCTCGGTCAGATCGAAGGGACGGACCGCCATGCCGGCGGTGAGCTGGTCGACGGATTCCGTCGCGAAGCCGAACTCGACGGCCTGGACGGGCTCCATCCACGTCTCGGCGTCCATCATCTCCGCGACCTTCTCGACGGTCTGGCCGGAGCGCTTGGCGTAGATCGCGACAGCCTGCCGCTTGATCATGTCGAGGAGATCGGCGTTCGCCCGCATGTCGCGGGAGTCGCCGAGGCAGATGTTGGAGGGGTTGTGGATCATCATGAGCGCGTTGTCCGCGATCTCGATCCGCTCGCCGACCATCGCGATGCACGAGGCCATGGAAGCCGCCATGCTGTCGATACGGACGTTGACGACGCGGCCTTCGGCACGCTGGCGGGCCAGCATGTTGTAGGTCGCGATGCCGTCGGAGACGTTGCCGCCAGGCGAGTTGATCCGCACCAGCATGTCGCCGGTCGGATTGTCCGTCAGCCACTGCTGCACGGACGCAGCATCACAGCGGGATTCGCTGTCGCCGATGTAACCGTAGAGCAGTAGCTCGATCATGCCTCAACCCTCTGCATGTTGTATTTCTAACACAGTCCCGATCCATCCTGCAAGTCCCTACATGCAAGGGGCGTGCCAGTGTCGCAACACCGTGTCAGTCGTCGACCTGGTTGCCGCGGCCGCCGCCAGCCGACGCGCTGTTCGGCTGGTCGCCGGTGCCGTCCGAGGGCGTCATGAACTGCGGCGAGATGGAGAACGGCATCGGCCGATCGAACCACCCCAGGCTCTCGTAGAACTCCCGGTTCTCCTTCAGCTTCTCGCGCATCTCGACGGGATCCTCGCCGAGCAGCTGCAGAGCCTTGTCGAAGTCGACGAGGCCGTTCGCCAGGCGCGTGACGAGGACGCGGATGTCCTTGTCGGACTGGGTGGTGCCCATGCGGTTGCCGTTGACGGCGAAGTCCATGGACTCCGGCCCCTCGCGGCAGATGCCGATGCTCTGCGCCGCCTGGATGAAGTTCCGGGCGGTGACGTTGCAGACACGGTTGATGTCCGACTCCTGCACCTGCTCGACGGCGTTCCGGAACGGCTGGACGACGTTGTCCATCGCGGACCGGTTCGCATCGCCGGCGTCCTGCGACAGCCACGGGCCCGGCACGCCGTAGGCCTGCGCGATGCCGGCCTGGATGCAGCGCCAGAACGGCTCGAAGTCGCTGGCCGGCGCCATGCTGCGCGTCTTGATATCCATGCCTGGCAGCAGCACGGGGGTCGCGCCAGGCGTCCCGAACATGCTGTTGATGACGTCGAACATCTGCATCCAGCCTTCCGGCGAGTAGCCGGGAGCGCCGATGGACGGCAGCAGGGGCTGCTGCGTCTCGGGGTCATAGTCCTCGCCGGGGACGAGGTCCGATCCGCCCTCGACGGGGCGGAATCCGTCCGTCTGGAAGCTGATCGGGCTCACCGGCATCTGGCCGGTGGTGATGACCTTGCTCTCCGATGCCTCCTCGCGCGCGCGGTCGAGGCGCAGGCCGCGGAAGTCGGCCGCGTCGAGCGCCAGGTCGAGCGCGATCGCGCCGGGATTGTTGACGCCGCGCGACAGGCCGGCGGCCTCGGGCATGAAGTACAGCTCGAGCTGCTGGCCGATCTTCGGATCGTACCAGGGCACGTACTCGGGTTCCGACCAGCCGTCGTTGGGGTGGATCGGGTGGATCCACATGCCGATCGGCGCACCCCAGCGGTTGCGATCGATGCCGTCGACGACCTGGCCCGTCTTCTCGCGGGACTGGAAGTACATGTTGGACGCGATGTGGTCCGTCTGCATGACCTGCAGCGCCAGCGGCACGGCGCGGCCGTCCAGCGGCCGGTGCCAGCGCATCAGCACCTCGCCCTCGCCCTTCGCGGTGCGGATCCGCTGCGCGTCGAGCTCGGCCAGCGTGTGGTGGCGCTGGATATGCGCCTCGGTCGAGAACGCCCACCGGTTCCACGCCTTGTGGAAGCGAGCCGCGTTCCGCTTCTGCGGACGGAAGCGGTAGTTGTAGCCGTTGGCGACGACGAACAGCGGCCACAGCTCGACCGCGGCCATCGCCATCGCGTTGCGCTGGTAGAGCATGCGCCCTTCCGCACGGCGCATGTTGATGGCGCGCATGCGTTCGGCCGGGCCCACGTTGCCGAGAGCGTGGATGCGGCCCCGCCCCAGCGTGCCGTCGTAGTCGGCGTCGCTGGAGTACATGCGCGCCTTCGCGATCGCGGCGGCGTGCTTCCACGTCATGATCGTCTTCTGCGTGTCGATCGCTTTCTGGCGGTCGGCAGGCAGGAGGGAGGGGAGCTGCTGATCGACCAGCTGCGCCTCGACGGCCTGGCCGCGCAGCTGGTCGGAGAGCTTCTGCCAGATGCCCATCAGATCTTCCTCCGGAGACGACGAGGGATGCTGAATACGCGGGCACCCTTCAAGCTGGCGTGGACGTCTGCGGCGATCTGGTCGGCCACGCTGACTGTCTTCAGGCGGATCACGTCGCCATCGGTGGTGATCTGCTCCACCTGCGTCGTCCGGATCGGTTCGTCGGCCACTGGCGTCCCCTAGAAGCGCGGAACCGCGCGGCCTGGACGGCGCGGCTTCGGAATGAACTTCGGCATGGCCGGAGCCTGCCTCTGTGGCACATTTACCACAGGCCTTGCGGGCCTGTCGAGTTTTTCGGATCGCTCGCCCATGCCGGCGCGCTCGCGGGACGCCTTCAGCGTCTCGTCCGACATCCGGCTGCGCCGCTTGTCCTCTTCGCTCGGCAGATACGGGATGCGCTTGAGGTCCGCCTGGCGGTCGATCGTCGTCTGGTGGTACGTCTCGAAGGCGTAGGACGCCGCCAGGGCGTAGACCCAGGTGTCCATGGCCTCGTTCCGGCGATGCCCCTTCTTCACCTGCCAGCTGATCTTGCCGTTCTCGCGGTCGACGACCTTCTCCTCGGCAGTCAGCTCCTTCAGGTACTTCTGGTCGACGTCGGCGGGGAAGTGGGCGAACAGCGGCCCCGCCTCCTGCACGACGAGGCTGTCCATCAGCATCATCTTGCCCGCCACGGTGCCGACGTAGTAGATCGCCTTGCCGAGCGCCGCGCGCGGATCCCAGATGTCCTTCAGCGCCGTCACGTCACCGTCGTTACGGGCACCGGCGATCGGGAAGATGAGCCGCCCGGCGCGATTGTAGCAGAACTGCTTGGCCTTCTCCGCCCCGGCGAAGCCGGTTCCGCTGACGCCGAATCCGCCGCCGGTGTCGACGCAGGCTGCCTCGATGCGCAGCGGCCGTCCGCTCTTCGTGAACCAGGTGCGCTTCAGGTAGGCGTCGAGGCGCAGCCATACGGCGTCCATCAGGGTGTTGCCGTCGAACTGCTCGTAGGCGACGCGCGCCCACTCGCGGCCGCGGAACCAGAGGATGACCTGGACGGCCAGATAGTTCTTCTGACGATCGATCCCGGCGGTCAGGAAGATGCCGCGGTCGTCCAGAGCCGACGCCGTCCAGTCGCCGCGGCGATCCCAGAGGCCAGACGTGTCGACATCGATCGCGGTCGCGCCATCGTACGGCAGCGCCAGATTGTTGTTCATGAACGACTGCCAGCCGTTCGGCGTCACCAGGGCGTTCTGGTGGTCCGTGGCGATGTCGTCGATCTCGAGCAGCTGCGACTGTCCGTGCCAGCCGTGGAAGCTGGCGTCGCGGTTCGACACCGCCGACCCGGGGAGATCCGGGATCGCCGGCTCCTGGACGCTGCGGCAGTCCGGATTGAGCTCGCCGTCCGGAAGGCGGTGATTCGAGCACATCGCGTAGCCGACGCCGTCGTAGTGGTCGTGATCCCAGTTGCGGTTCTTCATGGGATCCTGGTGCTTGCCGCAGCAGTCGAACGACTTCGTCTGCCGCGAGAACCCGGCGCGCAGGGCACGACGGCGTTCCGGCTCGGTCAACGGATGGTCGCAAGCCGGGCAGTGGACGCGGACGGTTCCGGGGATAGCCTTCCCCGTCCCATCGGTCGCCCAGCGTACGGACCGCTCGTCCTCCGGCTCGTCGGGGCGCGGATTGTCCGACCACTTCAGCACTACCTCCTCCTGGCAGTGCGGGCACTCCACGAAGAAGCGGCGGAAGTCGCCGGCGTTGAGGTACGTCCAGATCCTGGCCTTGGACGTCGTCGGGGTGCACGAGCGGTAGCCGAGCGCCATGTCCTTGAACGTGACGCCGCGCTTCTCGCCGAGGTCGACGGGGTCACCGGACTTGGTGATCCCCATCTTGTCGATCTCGTCCATCAGCGTGATGCGGATGGTCTTGCCGGCGAGACGGCGATCGGAGCCGGCGATCGTCTGGATGCCCGTGAATCCCGGGCCCATCTTGATGCCGAGGTCGTTCCGGGTGAGGCGGTTGGCGATCGAGGGCGTCAGCTCGATCATCTTGTTCAGCTTCTCGTAGACGAACTCCTTCAGGGAGGTGTCGTCCGGCATCACGATCATGACCGTCGTCGGGTCGACCGCGCAGAAGTACGCGTAGATGCACTCGAGGATGAACGTCTTGCACATCTGCGGCGACATGCAGACGCTGATCGTCCGCACGCCCGGCTCGTGCACCGCCAGGAGGATCGCGCGCGCGATCTCCTGCTTGGAGATCCTGACGCGGCCCGGCGTCAGGCCGTTCGTCATCGGCAGGCGCCGGCCCATCGTCCTGTGCTCGACGAACTCCGGGATCCGCATGCGCGGCGTCGCCTTCACGACCTCGCGGATGTTGCGCTGCCAGCCGTCGAAGGTCGGCTCCAGCAGAGCCTTCTTCCCGGCCTCGTACAGGTGCTTGTACAGCCGCGCCGTCTGCTCGACCGCGATCGGCTCGAGCTGCTGCCGGAGCGACGGCCACCTGGCGCGCCGCGGCAGCGCCTTCATGCGTTCCTGCAGCCGCCCGCGGATGCGCGTCCGCCGCTCGTCCTCTAGCCGCTGGATCGTCGCCTGGGAAGTGACGGCGCTCATGCGTCGGCCGCCAGGAAGTCGCCGAGGTCGTCGCCCTCGGGCTCCTCGTCCGGCTCGAGCTCGGCCGCCATCGCCTCCAGATCCTCCGGCAGCTCGTCGTCGAACCCGTTGACGACGCGCTCGGCCTGCAGCACCTCCGACACTTCGTCGACGGCGTCCCGGATGATCCGCTTGCGCTCGGCGCGCTTCAGCTCGCACCCGCCGCAGTCGCACGACATCGCCAGCTCGAGCTCCTCGTCGACCGTGTCGGGCAGCATGCGCAGGATCGTCATCATCCGCCCGAGCATGACGGACTGGTTCATCAGCACGGACTTCACGGGCACCCATTCGCCGCGCCGGCGGCTGGTGTTCTCCGTCTCCGCCAGGAGCTTGTGGTAGTCGATCTCGGTCAGGATCTGGTCGCGCGTCAGAGTGCCCGTGACGAGCGACTCCATCTTCTGCATCTGCGCGCCGTCCATCTTGGCCTGTTCCTCGCGCCAGGCGAGGACCTTGCCGAGGTTGACCGTCTTGTCGATCCCCGGGCAGCCCTTGGACTTCCAGTCGTACATCGTCTCGCGACGGACGCCGATGCACGCCGCGGCCTCCGTGACCGACAGGGGCTTCGCCTCGTCGATCAGGCGCCGGGACGCCCCGCCCTTCACGGACAGCCTCAGGCCGTTCTTCGGAGGCGTCTGCGGCATGACCGGCGTGGTCACCGGCGTGGTCGTGATCTTCTGG